ATTGATTTAAATCAGCTGGATCATCCGTAGGCTCAAAAAGATTTTGAGCTTCTTTGCCATCAGCATACATATCTGTTGACTGTAGGTCATAAGCTGAAAAATCACTTGAGATATTCCTTGGACAACCAAAAGACATCTTAGTTCCATAACATGAAACCAGTGCAACAATATCAGCGCTAGATACGGGACTAGTTTGTTGATTTAATACTCGAACGGATAATTGACCATTGTAAAAAATATCACTTGGAGCATTTAAAGTGGTTCCATAATACTCAGATATTCCTGAACCTATTCGCGCAAAACCAGTAGAATTGAGGAAAGGAACTGCAATTGAAACATCTGTCTCCTCAGCTAAATCAACTATATAATTATAGTTTGAAGTCTGAGTGTCCGTAATAGCGTTCAGATTTGCAGAAGGTTCCCAAGTAATTCTTACTCTACCTCGATGATATTGTGAGCAGATAAAACGGAATCTATAGACTATGGTTCCCCTCCACCATTGGAATGCATAAGCACATAAGGCCATTGGTGTGAGTTGATACTTATAATTGGAAGTACCATCCACTCCTAACATTCTGGGATTCACATTAACACCCCATAAAAGAGAATCCTTAACTTCAGATGCAACCCAATTGAAAGAGGTTAAATAACTCTCTCTGGCACACATATTCTCAATAGATAACTGATCATCTAACTTTAATCCATACATATCAGTACTACATGATAATATATTTTTTGGATCTAAGGTTAGTCGATCAACTGGAGTTGAGATCTCAGCTGAAGCTAATGCGTGAAAAGGTAAATTCTTAAAGCCAGTAACATCATCTATTACTGGAGTATTAGTGAATCCTAAGATTTTCGCCACATCTGTAACATAGCCAGCAGCTGTTGATAACATATTCATACCGTAGCCTACGGGACCAGGTAAACTTTTACCTATGTTGGCCATACGCTGAACCGTGGATGAAATTGAACTTATAGGTCCAGTATCATTATACTCTTTCTCAATATGACTAGTGGATGTCTTGCTATCCTCAGCCATATCGCTAGATTGAAGAGCTGTGTTATATGTTGGTCCTGCCAATTTAACATTTTCAGCCCAAGCATAAATTTGCACATCGCAATCTGTACCAGATACAGAATTTGCATTATACAAATTGGTGAAACTCAACACCTGTAAACTACCCATATTTGTAACATCTGCATTAGATGTTAAATCAAGCCACTTCTTATGATAAATAAAAGGTAACTCTAATACACCACCCTGCGAACTAGCTGGATAGATGTAGACATGGGGTCTTTGTGAAAAAGGAATCAAGCGACCAGTATATGTTGCTGTTTCTACAATCTCAGCAGTATTAAAAGAAGGCAATGGTTCATAAAAAATACCAGCACAACCATAATAAAATGGGGAGGCATTAACTACTACTTTTATCTTCAAAGTACAACTGATAAAGTTGTAATTATCAATTTTCTTCTATATTACTGGATTGTTCAGAAATAGTTCCCATGGGTACAATACATCTTCGATTGTACTACCATCTACCCACGTGAATGAGGAGATAAGAACAGGTCTTGCTAAGAAACTACCTAGAGATGCATCAACTTTATGCATGTCTTCATTCTGGTCTGTATTTGCTGCTGTTTTTTGTTCACCAACAAATTCATCAACGAAAGTTACAACTTGTTGATCTGTACTCTGGATTTCTCCTGGATAGACCAATTCTGTATCAATCATTAGTGTGTCCTTTACATTCTTGGAGGTCGACACTTCTTGTTCTCCAAGCGCACGAGTAAACCCTCGTGTCGCGGCTCCCATAACTGATGGGCTCAGCACAACTCTAACGGAGTTGCCACGTAGACAATTATTTCCAAGTTATAATTAAAGTGTAGAGACTAACTCATTTCTTCTACACCGCGTTGCATTCTTAGGCCACCAACATGAGGCCACCTCTAAATAGAGGCTTCGGGGAACGCCCTAGTGGGTATTATGCATATTCCACACTTCTATATCTTCTTAGAATGACATGTAAATATAGACAGTAACTAATATGCACAAGGTAATTATGGTTATGAACTTTACCTAAAGTCCAGTACATTTAAGTTAAACAAAGCAGACTACGACCTGCACACGTCGTCCTGATAATTATGAGGTTATTAGAAAATCCAAAGCTTCCCTCTTTAATGGGAAGCGGCCATATGTCGTTTGACTAAATCATCATACGACATTAGAGTAATATCATTAACGTATCTTGCAAGATTCATTTCTTTGATTATTGCTCTCAAATGTGCTTGCCCGGCATCAAACACTTCTCGACCATGCGAGAAAAATTCAGAATTTGCAGCTCCGATAATTTCTATCATCTGCTCCTCTGAAGTTATGCTCTTCGATCTCACCCAAACACTCAAACTCCGATAAACGGATTTCAAGTCCAAGGGTCCGACGTGTAAACCCAAATCTCGTTCATAGCGCCATGTTCTTTTCAAAAAAGAACATTCACTAATCGGAATATAGGGTACACTCATAGTTTCTTTATCTGCCATAGTGTAAACAACACCAATTTTAGCCAATTCTTCACTTATAGCTGTATGATTAAACCAATTAGCTACAGCGCTTACGTTGGCAATATTGTCATCACCATATGTTAGAAGATTAACACATCTTTTAAATGAGTAAACTTCCTTCTGTGGATTAAGATTATAATACGCATAACGCATATATAAACTATTGACAATACCATTTATGATAACAGTCAATGAATGTCCTGATGGGTTACCACCAAAAAACTGGACTAAATCACCATTGAAATCTTGATAAGCGAAAGCAACATCATATGCTAAACATCTTACAATATCAAGATCTTGAGGTGTATAATTGCCACTATCTTTCAATACTTTGGAGATAAGATCGAAGGCTGCCAAGATAAAAGTGGGAGCCATTCTTTTATCAAATTTACTATAGTCACCTGCAATACATCGCGTATCACCAAATTTTGTCAAATATTGATGAAAATTTTCCCACTCATTGGAAAAATGATTTACACCAATTGCAGCTTCAAATAATAAATTATTTGTTTGTAATACACGAACAAATGGTAAAAAGTATTGTCTCATTATTATGGTCCAAGGAAAATTAGCTCCAGAAAAAACTCTAGTTTTTCCAATAGCTTTCTTCTTCAGGGAAACTGGTTCATCTTTCAGATGTGCATTAAATACACATCCAGATACCTCATAATTGTTAAGACGTTCTTTCATCTCATTAACCTGTTCTTGTATTTCAGCAGAAATACACACAGGATCTGCTAAACCACGTTGCTCTGGGATTTTTTCAATATAATATTTCTTACTTTTCTTAAAAGGAAATCCTGCTGAAGTATTACGATTTATTTTATCAACAAATTTAACTCCTTCTGCACCATTGACACTTGTAAATTGATCATAAACATGCAAATGTGATTTATCTTTATCACTTAATTGTGATATAATATCACTTGCAAAATTATCCACACATAAATCAACAATAGCTGTATCAATATTATTAGGAATATTACATAGATCAATTGCCGCAGCCCTCCATGGTTTATAAGTCATATCGGGTACTGTATCCTGAACACAAACACTAAATTCTTTTGCTACGATAGCCTTCATAGGCGTATCCTCAACACGAGATTTGTTTTGTGGTCTAAAACCAACAATAGATCCGAAGACCTTAGCTTTACCCTCATCAATGTATCTGTACACTGATTTTGGGTGCAATTTAGACACCTGAATTTCTTCATTTGTTGATTGCAAAATAGGCGGATTACTTCCAACTGAGTATTTATGTGCTTTATTAACTAGATTAGAAATATCTTCTCTAGAAATTTTTAATGCAACAATCACATCAGAATAACCCAAAACATGAATACCTACAATACAGGTTCCATATGCGGATTTAGAAATGAGTATTGAACCACAATCCCCATTCTCAGTTTTTTTCACCAATTCCTCCCCAAACTGTATAAAGACCAGGTAAATGACCAAGTTTAGCATTATGTTTAAGTTTCAGATTCAGAACTTCTTTAGTGGAAATACTTCCATTTTCATTACGATAAATATACTCTCCATGAGTATTTGCTTCGTAACTATCATTAGGAAAATACTCCAATAGATTTTTTCTAGGTGGCAAACATCGAATGACTATTAAACAAATATCCTTTGATGGATCCCGAATGACATCCTTCTGACTAAGTGTAAATGTTACATTAGTATTCACTCCTTCTTTTTGACTTTGTTGAAACAAGTGGATCGTAATATTACCATCAGTAGGGATACTATGATTGTTTGTAAGATAAAGTTGGCCTGATACAGCAAATGCTTTAGCTTTACGAACCATATTACCTCCCATTGGTATGGTTATACATACACAATTCTTAGCAAAAATGTCCATAAGTTTAGTGTGATCTAAACCTTTACTAGATAATATTGTTCTGGATACATCAGCAGTAGTTAATTCAAAGTCATTCTTATACCAAACGTTCTCATTATCAGTGGTATCATCCTTTTCGGGAGGATGACCACTCATTTTTGATTGATTCATACCCTGAAGTTGACCAGGATTATTAGAATAAATCTTGTAAAGAAAGCGTAAACCCAATATTGCTCCTGCAAAAACAGCAAGTATTATTGGTTTACTACGATTAGTAATTTTACTTTGAATACGTTTAATAATAATATTCACAACAAAAGGATTATTAAGATTTCGCATTAAGAAATATCTCACCACCGCATCTGGAGTCCAATTCTGCACAAATATTAAGAATCCAGCATAGATCCATTCCATTGCCATAACTCCCCATGCATACCACCACACGTGAACCAAAAAGGCTGTAGTAGCACTTTGTATACATTTACAGTAGGCAGTTGGTTTGAAACAAGTATGGCAAATAGCAACATTTTTAATCTCATCAAGAGATTCTTTAACTTGTTTGCCTTCTTCCTCATACTTATCAATAGCAGCATATAACCAGTGAATATAAGTCTCCATATTTACTCGGTCTAACGCTTTGAGAAACTTGCACGAGGTTGTTTACTCCCCTCCACTATTGGGTGGGGTTTAACAATCTCAACAGTAATGTGCCATAAATCAGGATAAGCTCCCTCAGGAACTGGTGGACATAGAGTTGGATCTAAAGTTCCAGTAATAGGATTTTTATATTCTTCTCTAACTTCCAATGAAGTGACGATTTTCAATCTTCGCTGAATGGCACTAGCATTTGAAAAATATTCATAAGCATGTAAATCTTTAACATTTGTAGTAGCAATGACCAATTTAGCTCTACAAGGGATTCTTCCCTTATCGTCTAGAGCAGCTTGGTCAGGAACAAAATTAACGTCATTACATACTTGAATAACTTCATCAACACCACTAGAATCACCCAATACAGGGTTCTTAATTGTTATATCATCCATAACAATGGTATGCATATGTGTCCTGAAGTTATTCCAATATTTTTCTATGGCGTTACGCACATAGATATGAGTATCTTTATTTTCCAATCCCATTCTATTGCAACAGGCTGATATACAAACTCGTAGAAAAGATGATTTACCTATTCCAGAATTACCGTAAAGTAATATGGCAAAAGGAGCTTGTCGTGCTTGAGTAGCACAACGGAAAGATAAAATATCTAATTTTAATAGTCTCATTTCACTAACACATTTCTGTAAATATGTAAGTTCAAATTTATCAAATAAGTTTCGACACTTTAAATAATCTTCGCCTTTAACTAATAATTCATCGACCTTTATAAGGAGAGCACTTTCATCTAAGACTTCCATTTGAACTTTAGTGGAGCAAGTTTCGCGTATAGCGCGACATTCTTTCATATATTGTTCATATTGACCTGAACAAGTGAAAGTTTCCATACTTAATCCATAACGATAAATGTCATAACCTTTTTCTCCTAAATATGATATAGTATCTAAAATAGTATAGATCATATCAGGTCCCGCATGATATTGCATACGCATAGCAGCCGCCTCTGTAGCCTTATAACCGAAAGATGTGTATGAACAACTTTCGTCTCGAAATAATACAAATGATACAAGATACATAAATAACTTATAACACTTTTTATAAAGAGGTGAATTTTTTATAGTCTCAAAATGGGATAAATATTGTCTAAACATATAGAAAATATTTTCTTCCGATTGAACCTGTTCATAAAATAATTCGTTATAACATTCTCGAATGCGTTTATCAGCTATTTCTAGCATATTACCTTTATAGTGTTCTCGTAAGAACCTACCAATGGCAACTAATAGATCAACACTCGAATCCATTCGCTTAATATCATAAATTAAAAGAATAATAGATTCAGAAATTCTACATAGTTCAGGTTCCTTAAAATGATTATTTATCATTTGTTTTATTTCATTAAAATTCAAAGGTCCATCACCAGCATTATTTGATGAGTATTCAACACCTAATCCCTCATTCTTCTTGAAAAGATTGATGAATGTTAAAATTAAGGTCACAGACCAAAATCCCACCATATAAGCTTTTAAGAATAATAGAATCAGAACTTTTGTACGCTTGTAATTGCGCTCATATCGTATCTTAAGAAAAGTAACAATACTAGTTTCTTGTTTTTTCAATACTGTATTGAAATTTCGTTTAATATTCATCATTAGCACATCTTTATAATATCTTTGTAAAATCAAAGCATTGAAATATGATTGATCCATAAAAGTGTTATCAACAAACACTATCATTCTTTCATACGTGAATGTACAAGTACTTGATAACGGAGACCAAACTAGATGAGCATACATTTGTTTACCAGTATTAGGACTCAATTCTGAAAAGTAATTGTAGATAAATTCCGGAATTTGAATTGGAGGTCCATCACCTGCACTATTTGATGAGTATTGTGTGCCCAATTGGGTTATATGATAATATGAATAACCAAATCTATATTGATTTTGAATCTCAGCTGGGAGATTTTTAGGTAAAACATATTTAATAGTTGGATCACGGAACGCTTCTTCTTTATACACGTATTTACCATTGTAGAAACAATTTGGTAATTTGTATATAAGAAGCATCTCGAGCATTTGTGTAGATAAAATCTTCCACAAAGTCTTCATAATCTGTACAATAAATTTTATTTCTCTGTTTTGTTCCAAACAATCGTTTATAAGCAGTACAAGTTGCTCTTGAAATTCTTGTTTGAATTTTTGGTTCTTTGTGTATTTCCTGTTTTTGGGATATAGTTGACAATTTCTCACGGTGATGAGAAATGTAAGTATTAAAATCATTTAAATTGCTTTTACTCGTAAATTTCGTAGTTGTAACCATAGTAAGTGAATTTTTTATTGGGACGCGCTTTGACGCCAGTCATCAATTTTTAACCGGAACAGTGATACCGTGTGAGTCATTGAAGGGACTCACTACCGTCTTCTAACGCACCTAAATATTTTTTGTCTTATTTAGGGTTGATTACTAGTTCTGAAGTGAACTTGCTATCACACGTATAGATAATTATGACTAGTAATTATCAATAGCTAACATATAAATATGTATTCATTTTTATTTTGTTTTATTTTTATTTTATATATAGTCAATGAATATCTGTATTTTAAAAATACTTCATTTAAACATTGATAGATGATGTATGTAAGTGATCTATTCAAATAATTGAAACACGCTTACTTTGTTATAAAAGGGGTTATATCAATTAAGATTTAAAAGAGCTGATATAGGGCTCTTTAAAAATACACTATATACTTCGATATATTATACAATGTAGGGCCGTCAAGCTTACAATAATTTCCAGGAACTTACTGCAAGGTTGCGGTATGCCTAGAAAATATAACTTCGATAATAAATAGTTATTTTCGTTGTGTCAGAATATACTTAAATAAGTATAACAATTACTGACAAAATAATT